TTAACAATTTACGAAAAGATATTTTCCTTTCGTAAAAACTTTGATAAAAAGTTAGTTGATCCGGTATGGGAAACCGTCAGTTTGAAAATTAAGAAGTATCTACCTTTCCTAAATATTAATGTGTTCCAGTATAAACAAATTTTAAAAGGACTAATCGATGAGTAATTTTTTTGATTCACCCCTTGTAAGAGAAGAACTTGAAGAGATCAATGAACTTCAACAAGAAGTTTATGGAACTCTAATTTCTTTTATGAATTTGTCACCTGAGGAACAACAGGAACACATTAATAAATTATCTTTGTTATTAGAAAAACAAAAAATAATGTATGGAAGATTAAGTCTTTCAGATGATCCTCAGGCAATTGAAATGAAAGAAACTATGAGAAAATCTGTCTCATTAATGGGTTTTCCATCAGGTACAAGTGTTGAACTTTTATTTGAAGGAATGCAAAAAACCATAGATCAATTAAAAAATTTTAATGAAATGTGAAACTATATTGACTTTTTATAATTTTTTTGCTATAATCTAAACAATCCAACGAAATCCAATTAAATCCGAGGTATCTAAATGTCGTTCGAAAAACTAAAGAAACAATCTAAGCTTGGCTCTTTGACTGCAAAGTTAGTTAAAGAAGTTGAGAAAATGAATAATAATGGCACATCAGGTGATGATCGCCTATGGAAGTTAGATGTTGATAAAAGTGGAAACGGTTACGCTGTAATTCGTTTTTTACCTGCACCTAATGGTGAAGATCTACCATTTGTTAAATTATATTCTCATGCCTTTCAAGGTCCTGGTGGATGGTATATTGAAAACTCCTTGACAACTCTTGGTCAGAAAGATCCTGTCTCAGAGTATAACACTCAACTTTGGAATAATGGCACGGATTCTGGTAAGGAAACTGCTCGAAAACAAAAGAGAAAGTTAACCTATACCAGCAACATTTATGTTGTAAAAGATCCAGCAAATCCAGAGAATGAAGGTAAAGTATTCTTATATAAGTATGGGAAGAAAATCTTTGACAAACTTACTGCAGCAATGCAACCTGAGTTTGAAGATGAAGAAGCAATTGATCCATTTGATTTCTGGCAAGGTGCCAACTTCAAGTTAAAAGCAAAAAACGTAGCAGGATACAGAAACTATGATAGTTCTGAATTTGCTGCTGTAAGTCCGTTACTTGATGATGACGATGCTCTTGAAGCACTATGGAAGAAAGAATTATCTCTTGCTGAAATAGTTGCTCCTAATCAATTCAAGTCATATGAAGATCTTAAAAGAAGATTAGATTATGTTCTTGGTAATATAGCACCTCGTCAGGACGCAGAAGTTGAAGACGAAGTTGAAATTATTGAAAGAGAAAGAGCAGAACAAGTTGTTACTGCTGCTGCAACATCAACTTCAAGATCAGTTACATCTAATGAAGATGAAGATGACGCTCTATCATATTTTGCTAAATTAGCAGAGGAGTAATTAATTTGTAACTCTGGTATTTGGAGTTTTAATTAATTTATTATTTACAAACTGAGATGATCTCTTATAGGTCATCTCTTTTTTAATGTCATTTAATACTTGTTGTAGATAAAATCTTCTTAATATGAATATCGTTGACTTTTTGATATTTTCTTGAACTTCATGCTCATAGTTAGTGATACCAGAAACCTCAGATTTAGTCACATAAGATCCATTGTCATAATAAGTCAATGAAAAATCAGCATCAACATGATTTCCTTTTGACATGATCAAACGACCTTGAGAATCCTTGACTTCTTTTGTTTCGTAATGATGTACAAAATCCTTTTCATCAAGACCATATTTTTCAACAACATAATTGTAGAGGTCTCTACTGGATAGCGGCCACTCATTTCTTACATTGACAATACCTGCAGATATAAGAACTACCCAATCTAAATCAGATTTACCATACACTTCTTCTGCAACTGTGTCAGGTCTTGCACCTTCCTTAATTACAAACTTATTAAAGACTGTAAAGACATTTTGTAAATCATCACGCAATTTGACACGACGAAATATATTCTTGACATTTACATATTCAGATGATGATAAACTATCAATGAATGGTGATTGATATTGAAAATTTGGTAACTCTCTAAAATAACTCATTAGAATCCAACTCCTTCCTTACCTTCTTCAGAATCATAATCCTCAGAGTAAACAGGATTTAACTCTTGGAATGATAGATCAAGTTTCATGTGTACTGGTGTGGTGTCATCATAGGTCGCATATGTACCTGCACCCGTATAATTTACAGCCATATTTAAAAGTGCCATTGGTTTGAATTTATGTAGGAAGTTATGATTTCTGCGACCTGTCTTATAATTAAGTTGAAAGACATTTGGTGAGCGAAGAAATAGACCCGATCCTCCACCATCAGATGATTTTTTTGCTTGCATATTTTGTTTGAAGATTCTCAACATTCTCTTGATTGTATCACTTTCTCTTTCATCTCTTGGTGTCAAGTCGAATGTAAAGTTAAAAGATCTTAGAGTCACACCATTGAAAAGTAATTCCATGTTTGGGTTGATGATTTGACCTGTGGTTCTTGCTAAAACACCGTCTAATGATGTATTACCACCCAAAACATTTACTGCTTTTGATGCGAAAAATGACGATGCGACTCTTTGAGCATCTCCAGATCCTGTAAAAGTACCTTCTATTCTTTTTGCAAACTCAGTTGCACCACCCTTCAAACCATCAACAAAGTTTCCACTTTCTATTGCAGTTTGAACTGCTCCAACACCTGCAGCCGCAACGCTGTTTATACTATCATCACCCCAATTCACTGCGTTTGAGTCTTGAATATTTTCTGGAATCGGTAGAAAAATAAACCCTAATGGATTTTCAATATTTTCTTGTAACGCTTCAGTCGATTCTGTCAATGAAAGGGAACCACCTTCACCCCTCTCAAAACCAGGCGCTTTATACTCTACGACTCTTAACTCTAAGTAGTCACTATCAGTGTCAATACGGGCATTTGGATATCTTAGCGGCGAAAATTTCTTTGACATTATTGTTTTTTAACTATTTAGACGGATATGACCAAAAGGAATCTCTCTGGCATCAGCGAGTTCATCAGAATTGATTTCATAGAGTCCACCAGCAATTTCATTCCATGTGTATCTTCTCATTTGACCCCAATGAAAGTTGATACCTTTAAATCCCCATTCAAATACTTCAGTTACTGCGACAAGAGGATTTGAATCATAAGATATATTCTGAGTCTTAGGAGTATATACAAAAGTATAATATCCACCAACTTCTGGTACTTTACTTCCTTCAGTGAGTGCACCCATTAAATTAACCATCAAATCATCAGGATCTTCAGTGCCGATTACACTATCAACAACTGATCTGATTCGATTATCATTATCATCGGTTGGACGATTCATTTCTTGATTCCTAATTCGATTTCCGTAATAACTTTAAACTCCCACATACGGTCAGCACAAAATTCTTTTGCTGCTTTCCACTTCGCTTGATTCTTTGCATACTCATATGCTTCACGAATATAACCTTTTGTTTGTCTTCTTGGTTTCTTTGGAGGAGTTGTTTGTTTTTTAGGTTTGACTTCAATCAAATACTTCTTAATTGTATTTGATTCTTTCACTTTAATATAAAAATCTGGAAAGTATCGATGCACTCGATTGTCAATCGGTGAACGATAGGGTAAACATATCTCTTCACTTCCCCACTCTAATATATTCTCATTCGTGTCACAGTAAACCATGAATCTTCTTTCCCAAAGTGATCTGTAAATAATTTGTGTTGGATCACCTTTGTACTTTCTTGTATTCGATGGTTTATATTTACCTTTATAAGACATCTAAATAGTTTATAATATAGAGATATAGAGTATTTAGATGGTTTCACCTAAAAAAATATCTGAATTCAAACCAATACTGACGAATGTGGCACAAACGTCACATTATCAAGTGTTTTTTGATGGTTTGTCTCCAGATTTATTTACATTTTTAGGACAAAAAAATGTGGATAGAAGATTTATAACTGAAAATTCTGGTCTAATGTGTAGTGCTGCTTCCATACCTGGCAGTGCACTGGCAACGAGTGATATCTTTGGAAACTTCACTGGTGTTCAAGAAAAGTTTGCACATACAAGAGTTTTTAGTGAAATGTCATTAGAGTTTTATGTTGATAAAGATTATAAGATGATCAAGTTCTTTGAACATTGGATGGATTATATATCAAGTGGATCAGAAAAAAGAAGAATTACTTCATTTTCAAAGGCATCGCCAGGATATTTTTATCGTATGAGATATCCAAAAGGTGATTCAGGTTACAAATGTGATAAGACAAAAATTGTAAAGTTCAATATTGACTATCAGAAAGAAATCGAGTATACTTTTATTGGTATGTTTCCGATTAATTTTGCATCAACTCCTGTTCAGTATGGAAGTTCTGATGTTTTAAAATGTAATGTTACATTTAATTATGAGAGATATGTCGCTGGTGAATCAACTAACTTAAGTATTGCCAAAGGAACATCTGAAAATAATTCCTAAAACCTGTCTATATAATATACTAAAAATAATATCATGCCTTTACCAAGAATTGCAACCCCGACGTATGAATTGGTTTTACCTTCTTCAAATCGAAAAATAAAATACAGACCTTTTTTAGTCAAAGAAGAGAAACTTTTAATTATTGCAATGGAATCTGAAGATCAGAAACAAATAACAAATGCGATCAAAACTGTCATTGGAAATTGTATTTTAACTCGTGGAACAAAAGTAGATAAGTTGTCAACATTTGATATTGAATATCTATTTTTAAATATACGTGGTAAGTCTGTGGGTGAGAGTGTTGAAGTAATTGTAACTTGTCCTGATGATAATAAAACACAAGTCCCTGTTGTGATTGATTTAGATGCAATTAAAGTTCAAAAAGATCCAGAGCATAAACTTGACATCAAACTCGATGATTCTTTGACAATGAGAATGAAATATCCATCACTTGGTGAATTTGTAAAAAATAACTTTGATGTAGACAACATAGGGGTATCTGAATCATTTGAATTAATTACTGCTTGCATCGATCAAGTATATAATGAAGAGGAATCTTGGACATCATCTGATTGCACAAAGAAAGAG